AAAGGCAGCGTTAAGCTCCCTTGCCATTTCATTTGAGACCCAAGTAAGCGTAACCGTGTATTGGTTACTGTCCTCGGCTGCACTACCTGTTTCTGAAAGGTTAGTACTTACCTTGGCATAGCGTGCGGCTACGCCCTCACCCTGCACCTCGTCTTGAGTATATCCCATAACCCAGCGGCGGCCACTACCTTCCGTGTGGATAGCAACCACTTGGCAACAGCGGTTTAGCTTCTGGAGAATGTTGCGAGCGCTCTGCGTACGGCCAGCGACAACAAAAACCAAGGAGGCATTATTAACAACCGCTTGGCTGTCCGTTCTCTGCTGGTCCTCTGTGTAGTTGTTCTGGTTTTCCACAATATCAAACTCATGAAAGTAAGCGGGGTCTGGAGTAGTCTGCATAGAGATGCTATCAATCTCCCCATTAACCCCCAAGGTAAATGCTCCATCAATTCCCGAAGCATCTGCCAAATATAGTTTACCAAACAGACCGCCGATAGGATTCTCATCGCAGTTGTTCAGCAAATTGTCTTCAATGCAAAAGGCCATATTATAGCTGTTTAAAAAAAGGGGCCGAAGCCCCTAAAGATGAAAGAAAGAGACTAGTATCCAGCCACCATAAATTCGTGGCGTTTGTAGTTCACGTCAATCGCAAACTCACAGTAGGCCGTCCAAACACGGTCACGGCGGTCGTAGTACACATCTACTGTGTCTTGAGGTGAAGTGTTGGTGCCATCAGTCGCAAAAACAAAGTTGCGCTTAGCTGTTAGCAAAACATAGTTCGCAAAACGCTCGCCAGTCTCTTTAGCGATTGTTTCAGTCCAGCTAGGCATAACCTTAATCTCGATCATGCGATAGCGGTATTTCATAGCCTGCCCCTCAGTAATGGCGCTAATGTATGCCGAAGACATAAGTGTGCCATCTTCCAAAGCTTCCACATACTTTTCGTGGAATTGGCGAGTTACGTAGAACACCTTCTGCGAAGGCTCTAGGCCGTATAGGTCGTCCGCCTGCGCCTTGTAAAACTCGTTAAGGAGAACGATAGTGTCCTCAGGTTGGAGCTCAGTACCAGAAGCGGTATTAACGTAAGGAGTAAGGGCCTTGGCATTCAGGTCGAAGATTCGGGGCCATAGGCCATCAATTAGGCTAAGCAACTTGTCATTGCTACCTCGATTGCCGAAGTATGCCAGTTTTTCCAAATCCTTATGGGCGGCCTCCCGAGCGAAGTTCAGGATCACGGGCTCAAAATAAGTGCCCGTAATGTCGGAAGGGTTGTTACCCTCTTTTACCCAGTTAGATAGTGCCGTGTTCATTACGCTGTTTTTGCAAAAAAACACGTTGAACCCAACACGTTCAGGGTTCACGAAGCGGTTAGATGCCGTAGCAATAGGCGTGGGGTCCATACCACATCCGTTAGCGGATTGGAGGACAGAATTTGGACGGTCCAAATGGCTAATAGGGGCCTTGCCCTTAACGCCCAACATAGGCTCCCAGTCAGCCCCAAAAACCGTAGACTCATCAAAGAGGATGGGCTGTAGGAGCTGCATGAATGCCTGCTCGCCGTTAAGCGAGATAAAGTTCTCTTCTACTTGTGTAGGCATAAGAATGTTTTTTGAAGTTCTTTAATGGCCTACACCAAAGTGTAAGCAATGTTTAGTGTGTAGGTTCCAGCAGCGGTAACAATACCAATAGTGCCACTATAGCTACCTGCTGCGCCGCTAGAGTCAACAGTACCTAGCAACCAAAAGCCAACGGCACCTGGATAAGCGTAACCGTTACTCCCCGGGTCCTCAAAAGTGAGTACATCTCCAGAATTGGTAGTAGATGTGACCTGAACAATCCCTTGCCCTTCGGCGCGAATGTTCACATTAAAAGGCTCAGAAGTCCCACCAGCGGTGAAAGAACCTAGGTTTACTGTTCCGCCATCAGTTTGTTTCGCTCCGCCAGCATATACGGCAAGGCGGCCTGCGTTTTCAACTGTGGAGTCGTACTCTAAGTTGGCGCTATCAGCAAAAAGGCCAGCAGGGTTATCCCAAACCAACTCTACCTCGTTGCGGTCTTGCGTGCCAGCGTTAAGCTCTCCCACAGTAGGGTAAGAGATTTTAACCGTCCAAGGCTGCGAGATGTCCAAAGTAGATACATCGATTGTCTGCGTGGCTGTAGTGCCATTGGATAAGACTGTATCGGCTGTACTTACTCCGTCACCGATATACACTTTAAAAAATCGGTATGTAGCGCCGTCTTGCTTACCTCCTGCGATAGGCGACATGGCGACCTGATTAGGGGTCCCAAAGTCGAACTGTACTTGGAATGTGCGGTCTCCTTGAAAAGGAGTAATCCAGCGGGCCACATAGGCGGAGCCCTTAGCCGCAAATGGGCGGCTCAATTCATTGAGGTAACCTTGTCGGTTACCGTTTGCGAACTTGTTATCCATAAACGTTCTTGATGTAGTTGTTTTGATGCAATTCTTTAGCCGTTAGGCCTTTTTCTTTCTTGCTGCCCGCTTTGCTCTTGCCAGCATAAGGAGCCTTCTTGGCGGCGGCTTTCTGCTGACTGGAAGTTAGTTTTGCCTCCAATGCCGTATTTTGGGCCTCCGCTGCGGCTAAGCGCTCTTGGAGCTCAGCAAGTTGCTGGGCGATCTGTTCGGGTACGCCTGCTTCCTCGGTGGACTCTTCCGTGTTATCGGCTGCGTCTTCCGCTACTGTGCTATCGGCTTCATCGGCGCTCTCATTATCTGTGGCCTGCTCCGCATCATCGGAAGCATCTTCCTTGTCGGTCGCCATAAAAGCGGCATAAAGACGGTCGAAAAAATTCTTTTTCTTTTTCTCCATTTTCTCCCTTTTTGGTTTTGCTTTAGCTAATAATCTTTTACCTATCAAAGAGGCTTTGGCTTCCGCCTCAGCGTCTTCTTTTACTTCGTCGATTAACCCAAAATCCAAGGCCTCCTCGGGAGTAAGCCAAGTTTCTTGGTTCATCATCATCCGAATTTCTTCCTCTAGCTCCTCATCACTGCCTCCCCATTTCCCCGATGCGAGGACTTTCTTTTTGTAGGCAGCCAAAAGGGCTTGATCAATTTTCTTTAGGGTGTTAGCATCTTGCTCCAGCTTATCGCCTCCGCCTTCCGCCCAACCCATATAGCTGTTGTGGATCATAAAAAACCCTACATTGGACATCACAACACGCTTACAGCTTACTGCAATTAGCGTTGCGATACTGGCGCACATCCCATGGATGTAAGCCACCGTGGGGCCATCATAAGAACTTAGCAGCCCAGCAATACTATTGCCTTGGGTCACCGATCCGCCATTACTGGCGATATGGACCTCCACTTCTTCGCCATCAGCATTCTGCAAAGACAGAGACATAGCCTCTAACTCCCAGCTGCTGTCCCAAATCTCGCCCATAATATCTATTCGCATATTCCGCTTTTTATCCTATAACTAATACGGGGCGTTAAATCTTTGCGGTTTATTACGATTTCTTATAAAAAGGACTTATATTTGGGTATCAACAAATAAAATAGTTCCAATTATGAAAATTATCTTTTCTATCCTCCTCCTACTTACTTTAGGAGTTGAGGGTTACAGTCAGCAAATAGAGGCTAAGGGCCAGACTTTTCAATTCTGTATAAATCAGAAAAGCCCAGCCTACTCAGAAGAGAGCGGGTGGGCATTGTCGCTTAATGGGCTAAATATTGAGGTCTGCCTTCAATCAGACCAATGCTATCAAATGAAGGCAAAATATATTGAGGTCGAACAGCTCGACGGAGGATTCAGACTTGAGCGCTATATCATCAAGTTTGATGAAGCAGCCGATGAGTTTGAGGCAGTAAACCTCACGCTCGAAAAAGGCCGCCTAGTTCAGGTGGTCTGGGCAATGAAAGAGCAAGGGTTTGAATGGCACTACATATTCAGACCCTAAAAGAGGGAGTAGTTTTGTGCATTTTTGTTTTAAGAGGGCTTCGGCCCTCTTTTTTTATGCTCGAACATTCGCGAACTGTTGGAGATAGCTGAGCGAACCTGAGTATCCCCAAGCCCAGTAACATTACCCAAGGCGGCTATTACCTCACTTTTGGTTTTGTTCTGCTGGCATTCAATGGGATACTGTCGGACAATGTAGTATTGCCGCACACGCTTGGGCGGGATAAGATCCATATCCATTAGGTGTTGGAGTACCCTGTAAAGCTGCTCTTTTTCTACCGTGGGCAGCTCGGCGGCCACCAGTGCCTTAAATCGTTTTTCTAGCTTATCCATTTCTCCCATTTTCTTCTTATCGTTTTTTGACATTTGGCGCAAGCCTTGGCGCCATTAATTTTATAAATCAAATCCCTAGGGTGGGTTGGATCGAGCCAAGTATAATACAGCTCAATAACCCTGTCAGTTATCCAAAAAGGCGTTCTTGCCTCTATGGCTTTTTGTTTAATTGCGGCCACCTCTTCAATAACTTCGAGGGGCAAATGAACCTTTCTTGCCATATAAACCTTTTCAGTTTTTAACGATAACAAAAAAATATAGTTCCACTATGGGAAAACCAACCCCAGCGCTGTTTGCGCTCACGACGCTAGCCGCAGGGCTAGCCAACACTATGGCAAAAGTACTTGAAGATGGAAAGGTAAGCTGGGCCGAGCTATTCCAGTTCGCCCCACACGTAATGCGGGTAGCCAACAACACCGACCAGTATAAAGCCGCTTGGGCCGAAATCGAGGACGGATTGGACGAGGAGCAGTTAGCCGCTCTACGAGCTCACGCAGCTCAGCAGATCAATTTCAACGCAGACCAAGCAGACGTTGAACAGTTTGTGGAGACCTGCATCAACAGCGTACTCTACAATATTAAATTGGTTTATGATGCCTTGGCCTTACGTAAGGTGGACGGCCTAGAGCTGGGCGGAGGCCAAGCAAGAGGAGGCCTTACGGTGGCCGAGGTAAGAGAGGGGGAAAGCGTAGTAGAAAACCAGCAAGTAAAGGAATTCAGAGAGGCTTTCCCAGAAAGCTATCCTTTGCGTGACTTGATAGCTGAGCACATGAAGGCCGCCCCAAAGGGCAAGCAGTATATTGATGCAGCCCTCGAAAGACTGTATAAAGAATACAAGGAAATGTTTAGCCTAAAGTAGTGTGGCCACAACTTTACACTTTACAAATTTACGCCCCTTCCACTTTGTGGTTGGGGTTTTTTATTGCACAAAAAAAGGCCCCGCACTTCTGCGAGACCTGAAAACAGTAAACCTTTTTCATCATCCGTTGGCGCACCTAATCGCCATCATAGAATGGTAGCCAATAGATGCGGGGGCTATAAGCCCAGTAGCCAAAGACTACCAAGGGCAGGCGCTGGGCCGTGGGCGGCTCCTCGCTGGCAGGTAAGCCAACAGCTATCACCCTTTTGGCGGTCAGCTTGAGGAGCAGCCAGATAGCCGCTGCGAGTAAAACTAATAATATAATTTGGGGTATCATTATTTCACGTATTGTCTTGATATGTTTTTATGGAAGGCTATTTTGCCATCCACAGCCTGAATCGAATAGTGCGGGAAAACGCAGGTTGAACCTAAATGATCACCGTCAACACTTACACTAATTTCCAATTTAGATAAATAATCTATCTTGGAAACGGCTGCGCCGCACTGCCTAGAAAACTCCTGATCCAAAGCTACTGGCCATTGATGGGGGAGCCCTGGAAAAAGCTCCTGAAATTTGACAATATCAAACTCCTTGCCCTCCATTTCAGCAACAGCTTTGCTTTGAATAAGAATTGTTGCAAGGGCTAAAAAATTACTTATTGCGTCTTCACTTTCGCAGGTAAATCCAAGCCTAAACAGTTCGGGCAGAACAGATAGGCCCGCTTTAATTTCCACATCCATACTGCTAAGCCTTTTTGATTTGATAAGAATTGCTGCTATAGCTAATTTCGGCAGCTTCAATCTCTTCGCCGCTCTCGGGGTCGTACGCCGCCACCCCTTCTTGCGTGGCCTGTTTAGCTAGCTGTTCGATCTGCTTTAGTCGAGCTTTGGCATCTTGCCAAGCCTGAATATGATCATACTTGTATTTTGGCCGCCCATCTACTGGGATAATTTGAACGCTACCCATAACGGCTTTGGTGCCGCCTAGGCGGTTAAGCACCGCATCACGCAGCCGCTCTTTTTCTTCCTTGATCGCTTTTTCCGCTCGGTTGAGTAGGATAGCCATTTCTAATGCGTCAAAATCTCCAGCCTCTAAGGCCTTGCCCATATAGGCAATCTGTTTGTCAATTTCCATTTGCTTAATATTTGTTGTTATTGAATGTTCGTAAGAAACCGAAAAGAAACGAAAGCACCAAATATTTATGGAACTTTTTTCGAGCATTAGCAAAACATCTTATTGGGGGGGGTAGTCGTTTTCGCCTATGGGGGTAGTCAAAAACGACTAGGGGGGTAGTTATTTCTGACTATGGGGGGTAGTCAAAAACGACTACCCAAAAGAAGAGATAACAAATAAGAGATAAATTAAGAGAAGTATAGTGTGCGGCCTTACGGCCTTAGCCCATTCTTTTCCCTACATATTTTTACGAAAAGACTTTTTTATTTGGTTGCGGTTTCGTATATTTGTAAAGGTCGAAATTGACCGACAACAACAAATATATCTGATATGAATCTTTACAAGAAGTATTGCGCAAACACTTGGGTAGCCGCTACCCAAGACGAATTTAAAAAAGGAGATTTTATTACCCTGACTACAAAGAGGGGCAAGGAGAATGAACATATCATTTGGAATTATCTCGGTAAAGACAGGAATGGGAATAACTTGTACTCAATCACTAGGGCAGACGGCTACAACCTGCAAGAGCGAGCCTTAGCAAAATCCGAGCGATATGCCCAATGGGCGGAAAGTAGAAAGGAGAGAGCCGAGGAACGATATGAGGCCAGCAAGGAGGCCGCCGACTTTCTTTCCCTTGCTGAGCCCATCAAGATTGGGCATCACTCAGAAAAGGGCCATAGAGCGCTGATTGAGCGCAACCGCAAGCGCATGGATAAGGCGGTGGAGCATTGGGACAAAGAAGAAGAGCATCGGCAGAAATCGGCATACTGGGAAAGCCGAGCCGAAGAAATCAACCTCTCTATTCCCGAAAGCTTGGAGTATTACCAGCACGAGCTGGAAAAAGCCGAGCTTATAAAGGCTAAACTAAAGGCGATGAAAAAGGCCGAACGGCCACACGCCTACTCCCTTACCTATGCCAATAAGGCGGTCAAAGACCTACAAAAGAAAGTAGAATTGGCCAAAAAGCTTTGGGCCTAATCATAACCGCCCCGCCCTAATCGGTGGGGCTTTAATTTTCACATATGAAGAAAGGACAGCAATTTGATTACAAGGGCAATGCCTATAAAATACTATCCGTATACGCCCAGCAGGTAGCCACCCAACACGAAACCGAAATCAACGGAGGGCATTTTACCATCTGGGACCGCAAGCACCTAGAGCACCTACTTAGCGAGGGCCAAGCAAAGTTGCGTAAGTATGGGTGGACTTGGGAGGCTATTATCCGCCCCTAAAATAATTACACTTTTTTACGAGATGTTTAGGAAGTGTCAAAAACCCGCCTTATATTTGGGGAAGGGTTGGCAATGGGGCCAGCCCTAAAACAAATTGTTGGTCCCTTAGACAAAGAAGGTAATGAGTAAGAAAAAAGAAACCAGCCTCATCTCCAAGGTCATTGATTTGGCCTTGGATGTGGCTAAAGTCCTGCTGGTGCTGTATCTGGTCCAGTCAATTCAAGCCGCCTTCGACCTGTCGGACCTTGTGGCGGTCATATTGTTTATCCTAATACTTTTTTAATATGTGCAATATCAATATCGAGCTACTAAACCCCATTGCCGAAGCAATGTCTAAGACATTGCAAACAGGGGTTTCAATTTCACGGCATTACGACCCTGCGGAGAAACCCATGGCAACATTTATGGTTGGTGGCGGCAAAGCATTTAATATAGTGCAAGAGCTATCCGATAAAGAGGAAGTAGAACAAAAGTTCACCTTCTGCTGCTACTTGGTTAGCCTTATGCGGAACTCAGAGGCTGAGCCCCAGCAGTTCTACAAAGGAGCCATAGAGCATCTCACTGGGCAAGAGTGGGACGAAGACGAAGACTTTGGATTTGGCACAATCCACCTCATTAAGGTCTTTCACATGCTACTTATTCTAACTAGCTATCTTGAGGAACGCTCTGATACCGAGCTAATCTATTGGCAAGAGGCAAACCGCCGCCGCCCTATGATTACCGACCGAACCAGAGTAGCACACTTAAGAGATGTAGTGAAGCTAAAATTTGACCCCATAGGGGTTTTCGAAATGGCCCCAGCAGATGAGGTTTCGGCCCTCGAAGCGCTGTCCAAATGCCTAGATAATGTACTGATACAGATTGAAAACGATTGGGAAGATTTGGCCCGCAAGGCTAAGGCCAAAGATATGACCCCCGCCCAAATCTACGAGCACAATAGAGCCATAGCCCAAGAGCATAAGCGTTTTCAAGAAAAGGCCCGTGAGCACATGGGCCCAGAAGACGAAGAAAACAGGGTACTAGATACTTTCTAGGCCCGCCAAATAAAAGGCCCCCTTAGCATTACGCTTTGGGGGCTTTCTTATTTAGAAGCTGGCATCTCTTTGTATTTGCTTGCGGTCCTGCTGCTGTCGGTCCTGTGCATCTTGGGTAGATGCGTCATATACAACGACCTGCCGATCTATACGCCTGTTTGTGGCCTCAATCGCTGCAACTAGGTTTTGGTTTATTGTATCCAGATTGCTGCTGCTGGTCTGCGCCACCCTAACGTTACTAGGGATAGCAGAGCCGACCAACCCACCGTTAGCGAAGCCAGGCACGCCAGCGGCGGCCAAGGCAGGCGCACCACCTAAAGCGGCTTGCTGGGTTTCCGTAAGTACGACCTCCCCAGTCTTGACTGTTGCCAGTACGTTGTCCCCATTCGGCTGGGTGGGAATATTGCCTTTACCTACCACCCCACCAGTAGCGAACTTTTGGGCGGCGATAAGGGCAGTTTGGGCGGCCCCTGCGATACCTACCGCAATGGCGGCGATAGGATTGGCGATTACCTTTGTAACGGCCACAGCGGTATTCACAATAGATTCCGTAATAGCTCTGGCTTTGTCGGCCTTCGCCTGCCGCTTGGCGATGCGCTCTTCTTCTTTGGCGATGCGCTGAGCCGCCGCCGTGTTGGCCTCTATCCGCTGCTGCAAGTATCGGCGTTCTAATCCTGTGGCGCTCTGGAGCTGCTCTTCTAGCTGCTGGCGCTCTAGCTGGTTGGCCTCCTGCTGGGCGGCTACTTGGTTTCTTAGGCGCTCTTGGCTGGCATTAAAGAAGTCGGATAATATGGAGCTGGCTTGGCGGGTTGCATCTGCATAGTCCCCAACTATTTGTTCCACCGTCTTTTTGGTGGTGCCACTCCCTTCCTCTTCGCCCTGCTGGCCGAGCTGCGATATAGCGGTCCTCGTCTCCGCAATCTTCAAGCGGAGCTCGTCAATGGCCTTTTGGTCCACTTCCACACCTGCATTTGCGAGGCGCTTTTTGGCCATGAGTTCCTGCTCAAAGAGAGCTAGCTTATCCTTAAGGAGTTGCTCTTGGATAGCTAGCTTTTCGGCTGCTGCATCTTTTTCCGCAAGTACGCCGTCCGCTTCCGCTCGCTCGACTTCCAAGGTCTGGAGCTGGGCGTTAAGCTCCAGTTTGCGGAGCTGCTCGCTGGCTGCTGCCTCCTGCTGCTTAGTCCGCTCTTGGCTAAACTTGGCATCAATGCCCAATAGCTCAGCCGTCAAATTCTGCTGTTCCCGAAGGATAGTATTGGCTAAAGCTGCGTTGGCCTGCTCTAGCTGGCTGGCATTGGCTGCCTGTAGCTCTCTAAGCTTGGCACTATTTGCACCAAACACTTTTGCGGCCTCTGCCTCTCTGGCTTCCTGCTGAGCCTGTAGCTGCGCCACCTCGGCCCTTGCTTGCTCTATACGCTCTTGACTACCAGCCTGCGCCAAGGCCCGCTCCCGCTCTTGAGCATCGGCAATTTGGCCCAAACGCAGCTTAGTGTTCCGCTCTTGAATCTTGAGCAGGATGTTAGCTTGCTTTTGGAAGAAGGCGGCCTCCTCCTCGGCAAACTTCTTTTGGGCTTCCAGTTCCTTTTGGCTGGCCTTAATTCGTGCCTCTCTGGCCTTGGCTGCTGCTTTGCTCACTTCGGCTTGCTTGGCCTCCTCGGCTTGAACTGCTGCCCTGCGCTGCTGTTCTGCTTCGGCCTCTTGGTCCTTTTTGATCTGGGCATTGAACCCCTTAGAAAAGGCCTCGGCAATCCCAACAGCTTCGGCTTGGACTGCTGCTCTTTGGGCCCTTAGTTCTGCCACTTGCGCCGCTGCTGCCTCGCTAAAGATGCCTTTGGCTCTAGCTGCGAAGATCTGAGCATCTAAGATAGCGAGCTCGAAGAAGCGGACAAACTCCCGTCCTATCTGCTTGATGACCTCGATCACCCCCGCCGCCACTGCAGGTAGCTGACTAAAGGCCTTGATAAACTCAAAGTACAGGTCGATAAGGAACTGCAACCCTTGGCCCGCTCCTGGGAGCAGCTTCACAAAGTCAAGTACAGCCCCAGCCAAAGCAAAGAATATATCTATCGCCCCTTGGATTAGGACAGCGGCAGTCCGCAAAGGCGTAAGGAGGTACTTTGCCATATTGTTAAAGAAGCCCTGTAGCGTGCCGCCTAGGCTATCCGCAGCGCCTTCAAATATGCCTAAACGCTTCACAAAGTCCACCGTCTGTTCGCCGATGGATACAAAGAGGTCCGTTACAGGCTTTAGGGCCAATACTAGCGCCTTAAATGAGGCTAGCAACACCCGAATAGAAAAGGCCTTTACTCGGGCTGTTAGAGTGGCAATGCCAGAGTTGGCGCCGCTGAACTCTTCCGCCACTTCCTTTTGAGCTGCTGCGAGCTCCTTATTAGCGGCCAACAAATCTTGCTGGGCTTTGACATAGGGGTTTGTTTTATCAAGGACCTTTCCGAGCTCAGTATCAATTTGGCCCAACGTTGCCAAGAACCGAGCCCCAGCGTCTTCCCCTGCTTCCCCGAACAGGTTGCTGATAAGCTCCTGTTTTCTCGTCTGGTCGCCTATCTCGTCAATTCGAGATGAAACCTTCTGCAAAGCATCTAGGGTGGTAATGCTACCAGTCCGCACTCCTTTAGTAATCTCCTCGGCAAAGCCAGCCCCAAAGTTGTCGGCCAGCACCGTACGAGCTGCGTCACCCTCTGCCCGAATCCGCAAGCCGAACTCCTTGACCGCATCGACGCCCTTATCTGAAAACACTCCCTCCTGCCCCGACTTGGCCAAGATAGATACTAGCTGGGTGGCGCTTCCGCCTGCCTCCCGAATTTGGGTTGAGTATTCGCGAACTGAGTCTAAAAAGTCCCCGCTGGCATTGGCGGAGCTTGCCAATCCAGTTTGCACGATGTCAAAGGCTTCTTGGCTGCTCAAGCCAAACTCTTTAATGAGTGTATTCTGCGCCTGAATAAGTGCCTGCGACTCCTCGCCAAATGTGGTAGATAAGGCCTGCGTATTAACTACCAGATCATCTAACGCCTGACCAGTTAGGCCAGTGACCTGAGTAGCCACACGGCCAAGGTCTGCAAATTGCTTTTCGATGTTGAGCACCTCTTGCGCCAAGGCCTGCGCCCCAGCAATAGCCGCCCCAACCCCTAGGGTGGCAGGATTGACCAAGCCGCCCAGCTCGCCAAGGCCCCCAGCAAATTCGCCAAGGGCCTCTTTAAAGCCTCCCGCATAATTACCCACATTGCGCTGGTACTGCCCCACGCTAGCATCAATGCTCTTGAGTTTGGTATCCAGTTGGTCGATTTGGGCCAACAAATCTTGCGCCTGTCGGGTCTGTCCTTGGCCAGCGGCGGCCAAGTTCTTATAGTCCTTGCGTAGGCGGTTAAGCGTAGCGCTAAGGGCATCATAAGGCTTGGTAGCCTTTCGGGTTTCTAAGAAACTTTTGGTGAGCTCGGTCTGCTCCTTTCGGACGGCCTTCTGCTCGGCCTGTAGTTTGGCCAGCTTTTGCGCTGTGGCGTTGTACTCATCGGTTCCCTTAGTGAGCCCTCCCAGCTCCTTTTTGGTGGCCTTGATTTCCTCCTGTAGGCGGTCTAGGCTATCAATGCCCTCGATGTCTACCGTAAAGCCAATTACCTTCTTTGCCATCTATTCTGCTATTTTGTTGCTCGGGCCTGCGGCAACCTTATCTAGGTCTTCCGCCTCGGCTTGAGCGTTGTATACTAATTTAGTTTTAGTGGGCCCTGCGCCCAGTACATTGAACCTGCCTACCTGCTGTAGCAAATAGACATTCCCCGCAATGATAACCCGCTCCCTAAAGCTTAGGTTGCTGAGCTGCTGGCGTGTCCAAATCATTGTGCAGGTAAGGACCTTGCCTACCTCGAGCCGCTTTAGGCTGGGCAGGTAGAAGCGAGACAAAAGCCCCTGTATATTGTTGCCGTTTACCGCAACGTCACCAAAGGCCAAGCTAATGAATAGCCCGTCTTGGTTGTTGTAGTTTACCATATAGTTTTGTGGGCAGTCGGCGGCACCGTCTGGAGCGCCGATAACATTTATTCGCCCATTCCTTGGGCCTGTGGCGTACGGCTCCCCATAGAACAAGCGGGGCAAATACTTCTGCTTGTCCAAGTGCTCATCCGCCGTCTTGTCCTCAAGATAGGACTTGGGCCAAATCATGGGTATTTGGGGAACAACCAAGCTATCATCCGCAATGATCTGCGCATCAAAGAGTGCCACCGTTGCGGCAAAGAAGGGGTTCTCCACCTCTTCAATATCATCGGACTGGGTATTGTCTGGGAAGACATATTGAGCCGACAAGAGCGGCTGCTCTTCCCCCTCTGCCAACGCTTCCGCTGTTGCGTCGCTGCTGTCCGCCTTCCAAGTTAGGCGGTAAGCTTTGGGTAGCTCCTTGTTGTTGTCCAGCTGTCCCCCTGGGATTAAGTCCAGTTGCTGGGTCAAATCCACTTGGCCAGTATAAAAGCCGTCGTTGATCTGCTGGAATTCGCCAACCTGTTGGGCGTAGGGATAGCGGTCGGCAGGCTCCACCGTTACAGTCCTGCGCAGCGTGTCCGTCTCGAATCGCCAGTTGAAAGCGTGGGCTAAGCCCTGCACAAACTCAAGCGCCCCCCAACTTCGGTTAATGAGGTAGAGAAAGTTAAGCTCCAGCCCTGAGATGATTTCGGCCTCGGCTTTTATCTCAAGGCGGCCAGTGTACTGGGCTTGGTCAAATGCTGTAGGCAGCCCCCCAGCATCTTGGCCACTAACCGAGACAAAGGCCGTCTCCCCTTTAGCGATCTGAAGCACACGCTCAAAGCGGACCCCTTGGGCGGGCAAGTCGGCCACATCGATAGTAACCCCAAGAAAACCACTTAGCCCAGAGGTAGTAACCCCGACCCTTATAGAGTCAGGTATGGGGGTGCCGCTAATATCTATGCTATCTAAATCAAGCACAAATAAATAGTATCCTGCTTCGGGAACCGTGTATATCCCAGTTGTAGTATTGTAGGCCGTTGGGTTGCTGGGGGGCTGCTGTGGGTTGAGGGGAAAAGGCATAGGCTGCAAAGCAGAGCCATTAAGCTGGCTTGCCTGCGCTGTTGCTTCGCCTGTATAGTTCAAGAACTCCTCGCCATACTCAGATCCCAACCGATCAGGAAAAGGGATAGGCAGCCGCAGGCGGGCGAAGAAGTCAGTATCTAGAAAGGTGCTTTGAAGGCTATAGCCCAACCCTTGGAAGATCCGACCGAGCAGCGACTTAACAAACAAATGCGGCGTATACTCCTGCCATTGAGCAGCCGCAGGCAACCCCCAGTCTTGCCACTTGATAAGCATATACCCCCACTCGGCTACATCATTGCTGCCGCCATTAGGGATACCCGCACTATCATCTGGCTGTACGTAGCCAACGCCTGCAAAGACGTTCGCTTGGTTGTAGATGTGGGTTGGGATATCTTGGCAAAACTCCCAGAGCTTCCGACCCTTGAGTTGCAAAGCCCAGCTCGCATTGTTCCCGAACAGCGCCACGCTATACGCCTGCCCAACTAGACCGTGAGCCGCCCCAGTCAAGGCAACGGAACGCAAAGAGGCTTGGCCCTCAAAAAATGGCAGGCCGTCCACCTCGATGGAGCAGGGCAATAGCAAACTTTGGGCGGTATTGTCGGCCCGCTCCACCTGCCAGTAACTGCCAAATATCTGGTCGTTCTGCTTGGTGGCGGGTAACTCAAAGCTGTATTCGCTACTAGACCCTGCGTTGCCTGTTAAGCCCTCCTCCGTTGTGATTTGGTAGAGGAGGCCAAGGTTAAGCCGCTGGGCTGGTAGGTCGGCCACTTGGCCATTTATTCTTAATGTCACTCTCATTATCGCTGTATTATTCTATCCTGCGCAAATCGAAGAACAACCGATGCTGTGGCTAGCTCGTTAGTGTCTCCCAGCAGCAGCTCGGCATCTACAATGGTTACTGCCTGTAGACTTTGCCCAACTTGAATATAGGCCTCTGGAGTGGTGCGCAGGTCCTCCAGTAAGGTATAATCCTCTGTATAGAGCTGCCCGCTCAGCTCGGCAGTCTTGACCGCCTCAACCTGTAGCCGCCTGCGGCCTCTCTGGTCCACACTAAAGGGCTGGGCTAAGGTCACATCAAAGGGCAGGGGCGTTCTTGCCTCTGTGCTGCTTACGGATAGCAGTTCGCGAACTCGGCCCGCTATCTCTAGCACTTCCGCCCCACCTAGGCGATTGAGGAAGATTAGGCGGGTGCTATTGCATTTGGGCGCATTGGAGTAGTTAAAACTAATTGTTTTATGACTGGCTACAAAGCTGTTCGGGTCTGCGTCTGCCGTATAATACCCAGCAGTAACCGTATAGCCCTGCTCTAGCGCTGTTATCAAAGTGCCGCCCCCATCGGCCATAGCTTGAGGGCCTAGGTCCATAGTGCGAAACTTGCGGCTATCTAGCTGGGGGAGGGCAATATCCCTCGGCACAACTGTCAATGGACTTTCCAACCGAAGGTAGGGCCGCAATTGGCCGTCCGTTACCAAGGTGGCAGGACGATAGTCGTCTGGCCCTACCGTCTCCCCATCAAGGCCCCAGCTAAGCCAGTCAGCTAGCGGGGTTTGGAATCTAGCCAGTTGGTAGTCTTCGTCTTGCTGGACGGTAGTAATGCAGACTCTAGGTCCGCTTAATTCGTCGGATAGCTCCAGCAGGGTAGGCAACCCAGTTGTTGGATCTTCCCCGTAATAAGCCACATCGGCGCTAAAGTCCTTTGTAGCGTCCGTATTCTCCACCCCTACAAAAGTGTAGGTAATATCTGGGAACATTGTGGATCGGCCAGCCTGTGGAGCAGTCACCCCAACAAAGATCTGAGCTAGATCGAACTCAAAGCGGTAAGTGGTCCCCACTACTTCAAAGGGGCTTTTTTTTATAGTGTGTCCAACTCCGTCGATCGTGACGGTGCACAGAGCGTACAATAAAGGGATTGCGCTCACCTGCTCGGTTCGGTATATAATGGGCCTGTAGCAGGTCACCAAGTCGCCCTGCGGGCCATTTATTACTGCCATATCTTCTTTTTTTACCACAACGCCCCAACCCCTCTGTAAAATTCCGCTCGTAAAAATTAGGAAGTCTAAGGAGGGTTGCTTAAATTGCAGTATTGTAAACAACAACAAATATATCTGATATGAATGCAGTAATGGAGCTACCCACGATGTTGGAGCAAACAAGATTGTTTCTGGCCCGCAAAAGGGTCGAGAAGCAAGCCAACCCAATCAGCCAACAGCCAGAGTTGGAAATCATCCGAGCCCTTGAGCTTCACGGGGCCTTTTACTTAACCCCCAACTGGAGAACCCCCAAAGTGGGGCACACTAAGCTAGGTACCCTAGTCGGGGTTGACATCCACCCCCAAGGCCTAATGGCTACGTTTGAGGGCGGCGACAAGTTGCCTATTACTCAAGCTATGGGCTTTGACACCCTAGCTATTATCTTAATCGCTGCCGCTGTGGCAGCACAAAACCGCCTAGATGAAACAGCCTAACATAATCTGGCTGGGCGCTTGGCTATTCTTGGCCATCGGCACCTTCGCCACAGCCATCAAGCTACATACAGCAACCCAGCGCCTAGAGGCCCTAATCAAAGAGAGAGAGGCTCTTATCAAGGAGCTAGAGGCCTGCCGCCAAAGCGAAGAGGCCTACTTCATTGAGCTCACTAACGAAAAAATACAAGAGTATGTCGATCAATAATAAGCCTTGTAACGAGTATCGCTTCGACCATCTGACAAAAGATGGTATGGAGTACCGAGGAATTGAGATTAAGACGGTCCGCATCTGGGCCGAGCCCTTTTACAGGGTACCAAGGCTGGAGGAGCTGCGGCAAGTGGGGTTGGCCGAAAAGGCCGACTTCATAAATAAATACCAAGCAGCCGATGCCATCGACGACTGCTGGTTTTTGCGCAATGAGCGCACATAAAAAAAGGCCCCTAGGCGTTGCGCTTAGGGGCTTTCTATTTAGAAGCGGGCCTCGGTCAGTACAGCAAAGACATCTACCACCGCCCGCTCAATCGCTTGTTCAATAGCCGCCTCCACATCGGGGGCGGTTCTTTGTTGTGCCTCTTGCAAGAACTCGGTCCGCTTACCTGTGGAGCTAAACCGTCTAGAGGCTTTGGTGGGCATTCCCTCCGCCTTGTGTTTGTTGGCTATGGCAAAGGCGATGCTTTTGGCCTCGCTGATTGGCACTCGAAAGCGCAAGCGAGCGTATAATATCAGGCCTTGAATATAAGCCGTGCTAGTCGCACCGCTGCCAGCCGTATAAGGTATGTTCTGGGCAGGTACCCCAGTATTGAGCGGCACGCCATAATCATTGAGCCAGATTTGAACCTGCGCCCCTGTGGCCAGCTCTTTAACCCTTGCCTCTACAGACTTCAACAAAGAGCCTGTAAGCTTATGCCCTTGGGCTAGTATTTCTGTTCTGACCCCATCGACAAGGATAGGGCCGAGCTCGGCGGCTATTTGGGTGAAGATGCTCATTACTCAAATTCTTTTTCATAGTCGCTGACCCCACTAACTGGAAGAGGCTGGAAATTAGGCGGCAACAAACTATAGTCTGTATAAATCTGCGGGCAATCGTCCGCATATCTGATACTAAAATTAAAGAAGGCCACTACAAGCTGGTCGCCTGCATAGTTGGCCGAGTAGGTAATGTCCACATCAGACACCACGCTAAACTTAGAGGAGTATTGATTTCGGCCAACATCTACAAAACCCCTAATAAGGCTAAGGCCTATCTCCTTAACCTTAGCTTGCTGCTCCACTATGGTGGTGTTTGCATCTTCCTGCCCTTGGCCTAAATTGTCCCTCCCCTGTGGGACCGAAACAATAAGGTATATTTCGCTGGTCGTTTGCGGGTGGGCCTTTAGGTTGGTTACGTCCTTTGTAAAGTCCATGTGGACATAAGGATAGCTCCTTACCCCATCTGGAGCAAAGTTATTCGATATGGCCAAATTAACGTCGCTTCGCCACCCATAGTGGAAGTAGCCAACCTCTGGGTGTAATTGACAAAGCGTATTAAATACATTGGCAATTTCTACAAGATTCATCGCTGCTGTTTTTGCTGTGCCTTGGCTTTGGCCTGCTCGACCGCCGCTTTGGCATCTAGGTAAAGGAATGCTTTATGCAAGCTCGCTTTGCCTGCGCTGTCCATTGGGGTAAGGTTGGGCAGGTTAAAAACCCCAGCCTCTGCCAAGGCCTGCTCTATTAAGTAGGTCCCGAACTTGTCTAGTCCTTGGAGAGCTGCGCCGCCTCCTGCGCCACGATAAAGCGCTGGGTAAGCGCTCTTAACTTTACGGACTGTCTCCGCAAAAAAAAACCCACCCTATAGGCGTGCGCAAGTGGCCAGCCTAAGAACATCTCTGCCCGAGGCTTGATCAGCTCCTCGCTGTACGGTTCGTTGGGCCGCCTTACAAGTACGGCCATAACATAGGCCATCTTTTGCCATTGGCCAGATGTTACCTCTTTGGCGCTTTGTAGGAACTGGGCCGCCTCCAAATATTCGGAGACAGTAGCCCCCCTCATAAACTTTGCGGGGATTTCCCATTCTTCCCCTTCGTGCTCGATTACCCTGCCCGCTCGCTCTTCGCTCGGCGTTGGAAGAACGGCCTGCATGCAGCGGACGACTAGGCCGGCCAACTGCTGGGGCTGGGCCTTACTAAACAAGGCATCATCTAACTGGGGTGCAAATAGCTGGAGCACCTTTTTGTAGTGGCTAAAAATTGCCAACTGGTTGGCGGGGTCGTGAAAGGCGGCAATAGCTTCGGCCCTGCCTTCATCTTCCTCTGGGAAATAGTAATCCCTGAACACTTTCGGAGCCGTATCCTGTAGGTCGCAGTAAGCAATGTATTGGCGCAAGCTGACCTCCTTAGGCCCCTCAGGGAAGGAGGCCGCCACACCGTTGATTTTGACCCTAATCATTCAGCCCTTTCTTTTGGACTGTCTTTTTAGGGGTTGTCTTTTTGGTCGAACGGCTACCTTGCTTGCCTTTAACTGGCCGCTCCTTATTAACTACTCCAGTAGCAAGGACGGCATTGTCTTCATCAACCAATTCGATCTGCTCCCCCTGCTCTTCGGTGACATCAGAAACAACGTCAAAAACAACGTCCTCTCCAAGAGGCTCCTCATTGGACACCCCTTCGTTTTGAGCGTTCGCAGCTCGTGCTGCTTCAACCTTGTCGGCCAGAGTTTGGGGTTTTGCTTTTTTGGCCTCTTTGGGGTTTACTCCGTAGCGTTCGGCAATTTTGCTTTTAGGAAGCTGACGGCCCTTTGGGCGGCGGCCTCCGCCTCGCTTCGCTTGGCCAGTTACAATCACTTGCTCAATGGTCTTCCCAAGCATTTTGAAGCTGGTGGGTAAATTAGTAGATTCGATCTCCTCAACTAGCAGCGCTGCTAGCTTCTCAATTTTTTCATAGTTCGCCATCTGTGGTCGTATTATTTAATGAGATAAAATGTTCAGCCAAGTCTATGGCCGTTTGTTCTTCGAGTGTAAGCGCTTGCATACTCGCAAGGCGATAATTCATTACTAACTTATACTTTCCTCGGCAGGGGGTAATTTGCCCGACATTTTTGCCAGCAAAAACCAATTGCCCAGTTGGGTAAACTAATAGCTCTTTCTTTTCCATAGTTCCATTTAGGTTGTAAAGGGTCCACCATCGGACCGCCGTGACAAATAATGTTGCGCCCAGTAGCGAATAGCGTCCCAGGCGTGGTTGTTCTTGTCGATTGGGTTGAGGCGCTTTGCTTTTGTATTGAGATCGTCCGCATACTTATAGAGCTTCTGCTCCATAATAATAGGCTCGCTATCCCCAGTAACTGCCAGCTCATACCGCTTTAGCAAGGCGATACCTTGACGGATAGAATCGGGCCCCTTAACGGCTGGCCGAACTCTAATGCCTAAGCGGCGCAGCTCCTCAATACTCTTGGGCTCGGCGCTGTCCGCAATAACTGGCAGGCCGTAAGGCAAGAGCCTCTCAGCAATATCTTGGTTGGTCAGGGCCCTATCATAGATGATGCAGCGGAAGAATAAAATATCCCCGAGCTGCCCGCAGATAACCGCCGCTGTTGGGTCGTTGGTGAACCCAAAGTCCAAACCGATAGCGACTTTCTTTAGGCCGTCAGGCAGGCGGCTAACGAGCTGTATTTTGGGAAATACCAAGCCCTTAACCGTTCCGTATTGGCCGTATCGGTAGACCTTTTTTAAGTCGGGGTCCGTGATGGCTTCAATCTCCCTGATGAGTGAAGGCGGCAAACAGGGGTTATCTAGGTAGGTAGAAACCACCGTCCGAACATCCCCCATTCTTAGGGCCCTATCATCTTCTAACTTGGTCTTTATCCAAGTATAGGGGTCGGAAGGGTTGAAGTCCAACACGATTTGCACACGAGTACGGATAAGGAGCTGAAAGAACTCCTCCTCATAGGTCAGTTTATCCGCCTCATTGATAAAGAGGAAATCCCGCTGGTTACCCCTCAATTTGTGCTCATCATCGGTCTGGTAGAAGCGAACCTCCCGCCCTTCAAACTGGAAGATGTTGTCCCGCTTGATGTGGTGAACCAGATGGGCAAGGCCTGTTTGCTCAAGAATGTTGGTAAAATCCTTCATTGCCGAGGCTCGCAGGGCTGGCATAGTCTTCCGCACCACGTCGCAGGTCCCCTCTAGCTTGGTTATGCTGTCGTTCCATTTGCCAGTCAGCAGCCAGATAACTATCTGTTGGCTTATAGAGTAGGTCTTACCCGATCGAGTACCTCCCCGATTGATAACAATCTTCTTATCAGCAGGCGTACTCATCAGAGCATTAAAGACATTACTCCTTATTAGGGGTTTGCTCTTCATAGTCTATGATTTCGGCCTCGGCTCTCGGAGCGTCCACTATTTGAATTTCGATGGGCGGCAAAGCTTTGGGGGCTTGCTGGTCGCCATCTTTGAAATACCCACGCTTGGACCCTTTGTGGTTAAGGTAGTAAATAATGGCCGTTACATTGCCCTTCTTAATGGCCGTATAAAGCGAAGACTCCACAAAGTCTAAGACCAAGTCATCAAGGCTTAGCGCTTCGATGTCGGCTTTATACTGAGGATCATTCTGTAGCCAGTTGTAATGAGTCTGGCGAGCTATGCCCACCATCTTGCAAGCCTGCGTGACAATGCCCATAGCCTTAGGCAACGCCTCTAGCATCTTGGCTTTTTTCTTGTCTTGCAGCGACTTGCTATTCATAGTTATTATCAATTAGTCTGGCAATAGTTTGGGCCACTTCCTTTTGGAAGTCTTGGTTTAACAATAGCTTGGCATCATCGGGCTGGTCAAAAAAACCCAGCTCCAATATCATCGCAGGGCTTCGACTGTGCTTTAAAATGTGGTACCCCTCTGTATATAAGTTCTTGCTGCGGGTACTTCCCCAGGCCTCAAATACCCCTTTTAAAGGATATAGGGCCTTAGCCAGTTGCTGGCCGCCCTTGCTTCCTGGGAAGGTCCAGAGGGTTAAACCCCTTGCTTTGGATAGTGCGGCATTGGCGTGCATCGATAGGAAGAGCGAAGGCCCACCCCACAACTTGACTAACTGCTGCTCTTGGTCAGTTCGCGAATCCAAAGAGTTATCCATCCAGCCGTGGTAAACGGACTGGGTTTGAAATCCTAGGGCTTGCAGCTCGGCGGCTACCTTCTTGGCCATTTGGCGGTTAAACACCCCCTCCAAAAATCGGTTGCCTAAATGGCAGGGGAAAGTGTGGTCAAAGTACTTTCCTTTGCTTGGCGGGGTGGTATAGTTCCCCTCTAGGTCTTGGCCACCGTGGCCAGCG